GAGCGAAGATGACAAAGTACGCAAACGCCTTTTCGAGTTCAGTGATGGTCACGGCATAGGCGCGGTCTCTGGCGCTGCGGTCGTTCGGCTTGTAGCCCTTGAGTTTCGCGATCGTGTGCCAGATTTCCGACGCTGCGTTTTCGTCCTGTCCGTGTTCTATTTCTTCCTGTGTAGGCCGTCTTTCCATCATCCAAACATCTCCTTGACACTCTCTGCACTGCTCACCGCCGCCGGCACGCTCACCGCCCCGCCGCCCGCCTGCCAGCGGATGATTGCCTGCGTGAAGGCGTCTACGTCGTCATCATGGGCGGCGTTGGGGAAGGCGGCGGCGTTGGCAATGAAGCCGTTCGTCCACGCGGCAATGTGCGGGTGCGGCAGGTAGACGTTGCCGCTCTCCACTTCCGGCTGCGCAGCGTAGGCGCGGGAAACCTTGCCGCCTTCGGGCGTGACTGCAATCAGGCCGGCCACCTTCTTGCGCAGCATCTGGATCACCGCCGGCCCGTTGGCTTTGTCCTCAATCAGCTTGGCGATGGCCTTGGGCCACTTTGCCGTCCAGGCTTCGATGGCCGCCATTGTGCCCACGATGTCGAGCCGCTCGTTGATGTAGTCGAGCATGAACTTGTCCGCCCCTAAGCGTGCGATTACCTGCCCGGCCACGAAGTCGCTGGTGGCCGTGTCCTTGAAAGTGCAGTCCCAGGACTGCACGATCTCATCGAAGCGCAGCGGCAGGTCAACCGGCGCAATCTCGACCACGCTCCCATCCCCCAGCGTGACGGACACCGGCGGCAGCTTGGCCCCACGCGGCTGCCAGTAGCGCCACTGCTGGCGCTTGAAGATTTCGCCCTCGTCCGGTGCTGGGCGCTGCTGATAGAGGGATGCCCAGTCGCGTTCGCCCACCACCGCCCGCTTGCGCCGCATCTCGGCAGCGTCCCAGCGCACCGGCCACAGCACTTCACCGGGCTGGCGTGGGTCGTAGGCGGCGACAGGTTTTTCGGCCACGGCGGGCAGGGTGAGCACCGTCCACTGGTCGGCGTGTGGGTCGGCTTTGGCCGCGGCCAGAAGGCGGCCCGCGAGATCATCCTCGTGCCAGCGGGTTACGATCAGCAGTATGTTGCCGCCGGGCGCGAGGCGGGTAAAAAAAGTGGACGTGTACCACTCCCACACGGCTTGGCGGTACGTGGCGCTGTTGGCCTCCTTGCGGTTTTTCACCGGGTCATCCAAAATCATGTAGAACGCACCGGAGCCGGTCAAACTGCCCCCGACGCCCACGCCCATGTAGTAGCCATTGCGCCCGACCACCTCAAACATATCGCTGTTGCGCAGGTAGGAGCCTTGGGCGTCGGCGCGCACGTTGCGCCCGGACAGGCGCGAGTCGGGAAACAGGCGCAGGTAGGCGGGATCGTCCATGATACGCTGTACGTCGCGGTTCATGCGCCGCGCCAGGTCAGCGCCGTAACTGGCCGCGATAATGGAGGCGTCCGGGTTGCGCCCCAGGATGTAGGCTGGCAGGCGGCGCGACACCAGTTCAGATTTGCCGGAACGGGGCTGGGCAAACACCATCAGCCGTTGGTCGCGTTCAGTTGCGAAGCCGTCCAGGTGAGAGGCGATCAGTTCGTGATGCCAGTTCACCTGGTAGGCAGGGTAGGTGTAGGTCGTGAAGTCGAGAAGGGAGCGCCGGGCAAGCTCCTGGTCAAGCTCAGCCACCGTTGGCGCTCGCATCGTTGCCCGCCTTCGCTGCAAGGTCGCGCCATGCACGCAGTTCGTCCGTACTCAGCTTGGACAGGTCATAGGCCGGCTTCTGTTCCACTTGCACCGGCCCGCCGCCCTCGCCTGTAACCTCCATCGCCTCCCCGTACCCGCGCCGCTTGCCCTTTTTGGTCAGATACCACTTGGCGTCCGCCGTGTCGCCTTCACCCTGCGCGGCGAGCTTGATGTTGCGCAGGACGGCGGACTCGGCAAGGTCGAGCATGGCTTCGCACTCGGCGTCATAGGCGGCGCGGACGGTGGGATAGGTGTCAATGTACTTCTTTGCCGTTTCCCACTCACAGCCGACCTTGCGCGCAATGACCGACACAATGCCGCCTGTGCCGGGGATCGCCGCTATAAAGTTCTGCGCCGTGTAACGTTCACCCATTGCCGATTTGCCCGAATTAATCCCTTGCCGCCGCTTCGCCTTGTGGTGGATTCATTACCCTAAGCAGCACTAAACTCCACAGCGCCCCGCCGAGAACCTTCGCCGCAAACTGCCCGATCATGATCGGCCACATCAGCGGGAAGCCGAACGCAATCGCCGGAAACAGCGCCGAATCTACCGCCGCGCTCAAGACGTTAGAGCCGTTCATCTTGACCAGCTTGTGACGGCGATAAAGCCCTTGGTATGCCAGCGCATCACACAACGCCGCACCCGCAAACGCCACAGTAGACGCCAGCGCAATCTGCCACGCCCCCATATTTAGAATCACCGTGATCACGCTGCCGACCAGAATCAAGCCGAACATACGCAACCAAAGCCGATCATTGCGCCAAAGTTCGTGCAACTTGTCGCGCGTGCTCAGGTCAAGACCAATCAGCAAAAAGGCGTTAACGATGGTCGCCTGCGGCCCGAAGTAGGCAACCGACAAGTTAGCGGCAACGATAGCGATAAGGTAAACGAGCACATAGAACATTCTTAATTCTCCTGGTAGATAGTCGGGTCAACAACTCCCGCAAGCTCAAACGCCTCTTTGCGCTCTACGCATGTGCCGCACTTCCCGCAATGAAACGCGCCACCCTTGTAACACGACCAAGTAGCAACGTAGTTAACACCGAGCGCAGCACCCCGCCGCACAATGTCGGCCTTGGTCATGGCAACGAATGGTGCATACAATCGCAGCCCCGGCGCAGCGTGCCCCCGCGTGGCCAGGCGCTCCATTGCGTCAAACGCCTGCACAAACTCCGGGCGGCAATCTGGATAAATGAAATGGTCACCACTGTGAACGCCGGTCGCTACCACGTCTGCCCCTTGCGCAACAGCGGCGGCGTAAGCAATCGCCAACATGACGGCGTTGCGGTTGGGAACCACCGTCACCCGCATGTTATCGGCGGCATAGTGTCCGTCTGGAACGGGTATCGCGTCCGTCAGCGCCGAGCCAGCCATGAGCGGCGCAACGGTAGACAGGTCAACCAACGACCAGCGCGCACCCAACACCTCAGCGCACCGCTTGGCGCAATCCAGTTCCTTGATGTGTCGCTGCCCGTAATCGAATGACAACAGGTGCAGGACGTACCCTTCCGCCTTGAGCACATGCGCCAGCGTTACGCTGTCCATGCCGCCGCTAACGATTGCAATTGCTTTCACGTAATATCTCCATTGCTCTGCTCGTATCGCCTACCCCCCCCCGATCCATTGAGTGCTCGGCGAGGTGCAACCTCAAGCCCGCCTCTGCTGACGCCAGATCGCTACCAGTATGCCCGCGTGTGTCGGCGAGATGTAACTTGATACCACTTCCGTACATCGCTAAACTGGTGGCTAAGTTAGCATTACTCATGTTGCTACCTTCACCATTAGCAGTCACAAGGTGCAGGCGAAGTCCTTCGCCTGCACCTTCTCTCTGCGGTATCACAATTTCACCGTGTCGCCGACGCAAGTGCTTTTCCGCCTTCATGTAAGAAAGCGCCGATACTGCGCAAATCTTGGCGCGGTCGTTGCGACGGCGGTCGGCAAAATCGCGCCAGTCGAAACCGAGTTCCCCAAACAGCGCCGCCATTGCTCTGCACCCCTCCACGTCGCCTAGTTTGCAATCACGAAAGCGCCCCGCCTTGCTGTCGAATAATGGCACTTGCCCAAAGCGGAAGCCCTGCCCCCAAGAGGAAGAATCGACGCTATACCAGGGGAGCGCGCTTACCACCTTCCAGGCGGTCGCGCCGAAGCCGTGAAATACCGTTTCTTTCTCCGCGAGGCGAAAGCACGTGATTAGCCACGGCATGATCTTCTTTGGGAATTTCATGTACGGAACCATACCGCCGAGCGCCATATAGGGGTATCGCTCTATGTAGTGCTCCAACCACTTAAAATCTGTGCCGGTATGGAACACGGGTAGTGGTGTTAATCCGGCATCCTCTAGCGCCTGCTGATTGCGCCAGGTCACGTCAGGATTGCCGATTACGTCCAGGTTGGCGTATAACGCAAACAGGTGTTTCCAACGTTTCACCCATGCGGCATACTGCTGTATGTCAATCGTGACACCCTGCGTCATTGCCGAGAAGCCGCCACTATCCGCGAACACATCGGGATAGGGTGGCGTAAAATACTTGGCAAACAGCGCGTCCAAGTCGGTGTCTTTGTAGTAGTGGTAACTCAGCAGGATTCGCAGTTTCATGTTATGCTCATCAGCACCACGCTTGGGCCAAGCGTGGTGCTGCGGGT